GCTTGGGTTAATTTTAATGGTATTGGAACGATAGCTTCGCGAGATAGCTTTAATGTTGCCTCGCTGACGGACAACGGGACGGGTAACTATGATATAAACATCTCTAATAGCATGGGGAATGGAAACTATTCTGTTCAAGTTTGTTCTAGTGCGGCTGTAAATAATAATGGCTTTAATAGGTTGGATTTATCTAACAACTTAACGTCAAGATGGCGGGTTATCCATTATGAAAGTGGTGGTGCAACAGCACCTGACACGGACTTGCTGACCTCAAATGTTATGGGAGACTTAGCATAATGGCAAGCGAACTTAGAGTCACCACCATTGCCAATAATGCAGGCACCGAGTCTGTCGATACCACCTATGTGATTAATGGTAGTGCGAAGGCTTTTATAGTAGGTACGGATGCCGCTGGGATAACTAACAGCCTGAATGTAGGTTCAGGCACAGATAACGGAATAGGGAATTATAGCTATTCATATGTAAATAATATGGCTGATTCAAATTGGTGTTTTTCAGGTTCGTCTGAAGTGGTAGCAAGGATGCTTACTTTAGACGCATCTAGTGTGGCAAAAGATAGTAACGGATTTGATGTTAGACTTTATATACATAATGGCAACGAAGACGATAGGTCACACGGCGGTCAAATTCACGGAGACCTAGCGTAATGGCATACATAGGTATTGATCCAAATGTAGGTGACATCACGTTCCAGCGCTTTACTGGAGACGGGTCTACTACAGCTTTTACACTGGCGCAGAATGTAGCCAGCGGCGAAGCTATACTTGTGACTGTTGGTAACGTGGTTCAGGAACCGGGAGCCAGCGCTTCATATACGGCCTACGCGAACACACTGACCTTTTCCGAAGCTCCAGCCAACACTGATGAGATTGTTGTACGCTTCTTTGGTCGCGCCGTTGACCAGCCCCTGTCTTACGCAATGCAGGTATATAAATACATTGCAACCGCAGGCCAGACAGCATTTACCGGGGCAGACAATGCAGGCGCTATTTTGGCGTTTAGTGGCAATGATGTAGATGTGTACCTAAATGGTGTGCATCTAGACACAGTAGACTACACACCAAGCAGCGGCACCACGATTACGTTAGCCAGTGGCGCGTCGCTGAATGATGAGATTGTCATTCGTGCATTCCGCGCATTTAGCGTGACGGATACAGTGAGCAAGGCCAGCGGCGGTACGTTTGTTGGCGAGATAACCGCGCCGCAGTTTCAGACTACTAACACTACTGTTGATACGGCTGTGTTCCGTACTAATAATCAGACGGTGGATGAGAATACCACTATTGGCTCAACCAAAAATGCTTTGGCTATTGGGCCGCTAACCATTGATTCCTCAACCAGCATTACGGTTGATGGCAACTTGACGATACTGTGAGGCGCAGATGGCTTCGATATTGAACGTAGATCAGATAAATAATGCAGCAGGCACCACGGCACTTGAGATAGACAGCAGTGGTCGTGTGACTATGGCTAATACTGTTGAAATAGATATGTGGATGCTAACCGCTAGTCATACTACCAACGCTGATATTTCTTCGGGATGGTCAAGACCACCTTATGCGACAGCAGGCTATGCTGGTACTGGTATGACAGAAAGCAGTGGCGTCTTTACGTTTCCATCTACAGGGCTTTGGAAGGTCACAGGTACTTTTTTTATTGCCGCTATATCTGGTGATACCAGCGCAGGTATTGTTATACAAGTTAGCACAAATAGCGGCACAAATTTCACAACTACTGGTGGATGTTTTGCAAGCCAAAGTATAAACAATTCTTCCAGTTTTCAAACGCTGGTGAATGTTACAAATGCATCAACAACTCAATTTAAATTAGTATCAAGTGGCCTAAATTCTGGAAGTAATATTACTGGACACGCCAGCAGAGATTACAGTTCACTTATATTTGAACGCATCACAGACAGTCAGTAGGATAAAGACATGAGTACCCTTTATGTAGACAACATATACAGCAAGACGGGAACCTCGCAGGCGCTGACTATTGATAGTAGTGGGCGCGTGACTACACCAGCGAGGCCAGCCTTCTGCGCTGTCCTTACTGCTACCACAGCATTTTCATCAATCTCTAGTGGGGTGGATTTAACGCAATATTTGACCACCATAGACTACAACATAGGAAATCATTATTCAGCCGCAAATGGCTTTGTTGCCCCGATAGACGGCATTTATCATTTCACCTGTGGGTTTTACTATTACTCCGCTGCTGATGGTGAACTGCGAGTTTTCAAAAATGGCGCTATATACCAAAGGCTGTCTAATTCTGCGCTTGGGGCAAATAGAAATCCTTTTTCAGCACAGGCTTCTTTTACAATGCAATTATCTGTAAATGATGCAGTCAAAATGAACTTCCAAAGTTTTACTAACGCCTCGATGTATGATGGAAACCGTAATACATTTTTCTCTGGATTTTTAGTAGGATAACAACATGACCAGTATCTTAAAAGTCAGTGAGATCCAAGATCCAACGAACAGCAACACCGCGCTGACGATTGATAGCAGTGGCAATATTGCAACTGGTGGAAGAATTGATGCAGGAACGTCAGTTTATGCTCAAGGTTCTCACAGTACCACTGAGACAGGCACTATTACTTTTAACACAAACCAAATAACATCAGGGGGATGCAGTTTTGAGGATAGTAACACCGCTATGCAAGTGCCTGTAGATGGTTTGTATATGGTTCATTACGACGCATTGGGTAACACGGGTAATGGTGCTTTTATATTACAAGCAAGAAAAAACGGAACTGCTATTCCCGGTTCGAACACACAAAATGTGGCAAATGCCAACGAAACCTTGTCTAAAGACGTTCTAGTCACTCTTCAAGCGAATGACAAAATTACCTTTCAGGTCATAACTGGCGCAAGTCACGGAAATCCCGATTACAATAACTTCTTCGTTTTCAAGGTGGGGTAATTAGTTATGAGCAGAGCGAGAGACATAGCTGATTTAGCTGGCAGCGCGGATGCTGGTGGCCTGACAGGACGCAACCTCATCATCAATGGTGCGATGCAGGTGGCACAGCGCGGCACCAGTGCCACAACCAGTAATTATGGCACCGTTGACAGGTGGATTAGTAGTTATCAGGGTGGAACAGTAACACAGTCACAGGAAAGCCTAACCTCAAGTGATACGCCTTATGCGCTGGGTTTTAGAAAATTTTTTAGACAAACAAACACAGCTACCGCATCTGGTGCGAGCGACCTTCGTCAAATGGTTCAAATTATTGAATCGCAAAATATAGCTAACTCTGGTTGGGATTATACAAGCGCAAGTAGTTATGTGACGCTTAGTCTTTGGGTTCGTTCAAGCGTTGCTGGTAAATATGGTTTCTATTTACTCACATACGACACACCCAATTATCAGTTTGCTTTCACAGAAACACTGGCGGCAAACACTTGGACAAAGGTGACTAAAACAATTCCCGGCAATTCCAACCTAGTTTTCAACAATGACAATGGTCAAGGTTTGGCTGTTGTGCCTGTTGCGTGGTTTGGTACAGATTACACGGACAGCACCGCAACTGTGGATAGCTGGGTTGCACAAGATACGACAAAGTATTTGCCTGATGACATAGTGAATTGGGCTGGTACATCTGATGCAACTTTCGACATCACAGGCGTAAAATTAGAGGTCGGCTCGTCTAGTACGAGCTTTATCCACGAAAGCTACGGCGACACGCTTGCGAAGTGCCAGCGATATTATCTACATTTAGTAAACGCCGCAAACCAATCAATAAGCATTGGAAGTGCTTTGGGTGGCGCAAACCAAGCAAGGAGTGTTGTTCAATTTCCTGTAGAAATGAGGGCATCACCATCTGTAGTTTCTAATAGCGGCACTAACTATTTTACCATTGAAGGAGTAATAAGTTTTGATGGGCCATTGCTTACAACTTATAAAAATACGAGGGCAGCTATGTTGTATTTTTCGACAGGCACCGCTTTAACAAATGGTCAGTCTGGAGTGTTTAGGTCAGGTAATGCCAGCGCATCTTTAGCACTTAAAGCGGAGTTATAAATGAATATTACACAAGCAAGATATTGTTCTGTTGATGGTGAAAACAATAGTTGTATTAGTGCAATTATTAATGGAGAACATCACGCAGTGCCACTTGACCCAGAAAACTCAGACTATGCTGAAATCCTGCGGCAAGTAGCTGCTGGAACCCTAACAATCGCGGATGCTGACTAATGGACAACGACACCCAAATTGACGTTGCAACAATAGTCACCGGCTTATCCGCGCCAATGTGGGTTGACGCGCTTGAAAGCTGGTTTGGTATGGCCGCAGCTTTTGGTGCGATGGTGTTGGTTTTTTGGCGGCTCTGGCGAATGAGGCAACGCAAATGATACAGATACCGATGATCGATTTGATCCAGACGTTTATGCTGATCTGGGTTATTTATTTAGTGCGGGAGTAGTTATAACATTGAGGTGGCAAAATGGATCCCGTTACATTATTAGCAGCCGCCACGACTAGCTATAATCTGCTAAAAAAAGGCATTGCAGCCGGTAAAGAGATCGAAAGTATGTCTGGCGATCTTGGCCGCTGGATGGGTGCCATACAAAACATCAAAACATCACACGGCATAGCTAAATCACGCCGCTTCGGTTCTGTTGAAGAGGAAGCTCTTGAAAGTTTTGCCGCATTAAAAAAAGCGCAGCAAATGGAAAATGAACTGCGTAATTTTGTGATCGGGCATTACGGTATGAACGCTTGGCAACAGATCATCCGGTTGCAAGGCGAAATCAGAAAACGCAAAAAAGAAGAGGAAATCGCGCGGCAGCAATTCATCGATGATTTGATCATTTGGGGGTTGATTGCGGGCTGTATTGCACTGACACTAGGCGGTATTGTTTGGCTAATTATGGCGATGTGATTGTCTGTTACACTAGGGCTGATTGGTGAGCATATCGCAGCTAGTGCCATTCTGTCACTTGGGTGGCGGGTGTCTATGTGTCAGCAAACATCCATTGATTTACTGGCTTTTGATGATGAGATCTTTTTACGCATTCAAGTTAAATCTGCGAACGCATATGTATCTGGTAGGCGTAAACACCCGTCTCATCATTTTCAACTTGGCTTGGGCGGCAAAAAACGTCCTGCAACGATTGAGGATTATGACATTGTCGCTTTGGTTAAGCCCGACACAAGACGCTGCTTGTTTATGCCCGTCACATCGCTGTTACGGCACAAAACCAAACGGGTGTCACCGTCACGGTTTACGGCTGAAAACGAAGCTGATAGCTGGCATCACGCGGTTAATGTCATATTGGAAATGAGGCAGATGAATGGACTGGGAAAAGTATCCTAATTTTAGCAAAGACGAATTTGCGTGCAGTGAAACTGGCGAATGCAATATGTCGACATCGTTTATGGCAAAGCTGCAAGAACTGCGTGATGTGTATGGTCAGCCAATGACCGTCACCAGCGGCTATCGCAGCCCGAAGCACAGCATCGAAGCCAGCAAGCCTACCGGCAAACTGTCAGTGCATACGCGGGGCTGTGCGGTCGATATAGCGTGCAACGGGCAACAAGCGCACGAATTGATGCGGTTGGCGTTTCAGATGGGTTTCACCGGCATTGGGGTGCAACAAAAAGGCAGTGCGCGGTTTGTGCATTTAGACACGTTTGGCGGCGCACCGCGCCCGAATGTTTGGAGTTATTAATATGCTTGCAGTATTGGGTAAAATCTTGGGGTCAGGCGATGTCGTCAAGCAGGGTATGAAGCTGATCGATGATATGCACACAAGCACCGAAGAAGAGATCGCAGCAAAGAGCAAAGCACGCATCGATCTGATGAATGCCTATGCGCCATTTAAGCTAGCGCAACGCTATTTGGCACTGATGTTTGGTTTTACGTTTCTTGCCAGTTATATCATCGTTCTGACGATGACAATCGTGGGTAAAGGCGACCCAAATGCGGTGACGCAAGTGATGGAACAATTCAGCATCAATTATGCGATGATGATCAGTCTGGGTTTTTACTTTGGTGCCGGTGCGCTGGAAAGTTTCCAAAATAAGAAAAAGGGCAGTTAATCCTGCCCTCTCTTAATACGTTCAATCAGCAACGCTTTTGGTGTGGTTGCTGTATTGCGCCGACCTAGCCGGTCAAGTGGCGGGGTTGCTTTTGGGATTTCCAAAGCGGCTTTGATTTCCTGTTTAGTCGGCACTTTTAAGATAAACGCCATACCCGCACTCCATCATCACCTTTACGAATTGACGTTTTGATGCCGCGATAGCGCAACGCATCACGCAATCTGTTGGCGTCAAGAATATCATCGAATAGCACACTGTCACCAGCCTGCATCGTGTCAACAAAAGCGATTGCTTTTGACCTGATTGCGTGCCGTCTAGGTGGTAGTGGTATGTTTTTGTCGATTTTCATTGATAATACCTAATCTTTCAGTGAAACAGTTGACGTGCAA